ATAGTCCGCTGGGTCGAGAATGAAGTGCTCGTCTGGCGTATCAGCGATATTGCGGCAAGGAAAATAACGGCGGCGACCTTTGACCACCGCAACCAAACCGCAGGCTTCACGCGGAAACTCCGCCTTGGCGTGCTCCAGGATTTGCTGCTGTAGAGCTGGTGTTAGCTTCACTGAGTCAGTCCAACTCCAGGGAATGACCCATAAGGTAAGCCAACATCAGTGCGGAACGTATACTGATCATCGGGAGCGGTAAAGGTGTAAGTTTGAGCCGAAAAAACACGCTCGCGGTAGAAAGTTGCAGTGAAGCTTTCTTTGTCGTTATAGGAGATATTCAGCCTGTCTTCAGATGTGCTTGAGGAGTACGAGTTGAAAGTGCCATATGTTTTTGTTCGTACAATGGTGCCGCTAAAATAAAAATCGTAGCTGACAGACCTGACTTTAATTTGCTTGGAAAGCGGGGAGTATTCGCTCACCACGATGTCGCCAACACTGGGCGTAAAACCGCCAAGAGTCAATATTTTGTTGCCTTGATGCACATAACGCCGACCAAAGCGACGAAATACAGGCTCAAGAGTTAAAGTATCCAGCTTTTCATAGATTCCGTCAGGGTATGCAGCCCTGCCCATCGTTAAGGTGGTGCCCGTAATATCAATAATCGTTGCGCCCTCGGGTGCTAAATAAGTTCCAGTGACAATCATTCCGACCTGTAATCCCGTTGTGTTAGCAACGACGATTTTGCTTGTGTCGGGCGACTGAAGCGTTCCCGATATAGATACAGGGCTGCTGGCTGTTGCATTGGCGCTCATCGTTACCGTGTTGCCGCTAACACTTGAGACCGTGGTGCCAGATGGCACTGCAAACCCTTTAACAGGATCGCCAGATGCAATATTGAAACCGCTAGACAAAACCAGTTGATTGCTGCCGACAGTTACGCTGCCGGTGTAACTTACCTGGCCGAAACGCAACTCACAGCTACTAAGACGCTTGCCGCATACGTCATTTGCCAGCGTGGTCTCAGCGCCATCGTTAGTGTTGAAATAGCGCGTGCCGGTGTAACCGCATTCAGCGCCGCGATACTTCCACTGGCAAACGTTGGCGATTAACTGCCGCTTGGGCAGCATCACACCAGCCAAGTCAAACTTGCTAGCTAGCTCAAAACTTACGGCGTCGCGGTTTTCGCTTGCCTTACGGTCAACGTACCAAACTTCATCGGGAAATTTGGCGTGGGGATCAGCAGCAGCTTCACCGTCTAGGTATTTCTTAAGTGTGCGGATGCGTTTAACCGTTGCACCACCAAGGTCATTCCCTGCCGTTTCCGCATTAACCAGAATTAGCAGGGTGGTCATCGTCGAATCCAGGTTGCTGACAGTCAGCGTTGGACGTGGCAACGATCCAGTGTTGCTGTAGTCAAAACCGTCAGCTTGAATTGGCAGCCTTGTGTAGGTGTTGCCGTTCCAGACAATGTTGCCGCTTACGTCGGCATTTGCGCCGTTGTGCCATCTGTAGGTGTCACTGCTGCCGTGTAGATCAGCATCAAGCGTCATTTCAAACAGCTCGATGATTGCGCTTGGGGCAATCTCCGCCAGCTCTTCATAGGAACTAGCGACTGCTGTCCAGACCACCGTGCCGTCGGTGATCGTGCTGCCAATATCAGTGCCCCAAGCTGGTTCGCTGCCGCCTGAGGTGCCAGCAGTCGTACAGCGGAAGACCAGACCGCTGGCTTGAAGCGTACTGGCGCGGACAATGTTGCCAACGCTGTAAGCAGTAGAGCTAGCCCAAGCTGAATACGCCATTAGGGTTCAAATACTTGGCGGAAGGTGGCTTGTATTGTGCTCCGCGTTGGATAGTCAATGCTTTTTGACCAGCTAGGACAAACCCATTTGTATGAAGTAGCCTCATCAGGCGGGGTCCAATCAAAGCTGTCAGAATCTGCAGCCCTTGCGTTTAAGAAGGTTTCAATGGTGTCCGCATCAGCTTCAGTGATGTACTGCCAAGTTACAGACCATTCCTTAGGGTTTTGGTTCAGCCCATAGGTCAAGCGGGTTTCATAACCATCTCCAAACTGCACCACACGAGTCCGCGGCGCATTGGAACGTTGGGCCCCATAACTAATTGCAATGTCTGGAAAAGTAGCCATCAGACTCCAGCGAGCAAACCACCTGGGCGTTTTTGTTTGATCAGCTCTTGCTGAACAGCAAGGCCGATAGCTTTACCGAGCTGTCCAGCTTGGCCGCTGTCGCCTTCCACGTTAGTGCCTGAGGCGTCAACGTTCACGGTGACATTGCCTACACCGCCAGAAGCCTCGACGCCAAGCCGACCATTGGGTCCACGCTTCAGCGGCATGATCGCTTCCGGGCCAGCCTCACCCATAAGGCCGAAGCGGCCCGCGCCACCGTTGGCGTAGGCAAACATGGTGGGCTTGTCGACGATGCCTCCCATTGCAAATTTGGCGACACCTCCCGCGAAATAAGCACCCTTGGCGGCAAAGTCAGGACCGCCCATTGAAATGATGTTGCCTTTTAAGCCAAAGTCAGAGCCACTCTGAATCGAATTGGTTTTAGTCGATGACGCCGCTCCACCAGGCAGCAATCCAACAATCGTGTTCAGAATCGCCATTTGAATCATCTTGGTGATGATCTGGGCTGCCATATCCAGGAAGTAGTTGGCAATGTTCTGGAAGAAGTCGCGAAGTGCTTCCTTGGCTGTCGCGCTGCCGTTGATGACGCTGGTGAATGAATTGCTGAATGCACTGCCAATAGCGTTAGCCGCGCCAGTGATTTGGTTGATCGGATCGACCAGCTCCTGAAGCTCGCGTTTCAGTGTTGTGATGTTCTGCTGTAGGCCTTCCTGAAGTGTTGGATCTATCTCGCGGCGCTTAAGTTCGGCCAGCTCGTCACGCTTGGCTGGATCCAGGTCGGGATAGGCATCCCTAAGGCGAGCACGCTCACGCTCAACAAGCAGGCGGTTGTACTCCTCTTTGGTGATCAAGCCGAGTTCGTACCGGCGGTCTTGTAATTCAGCATTTAGCCCTCGCTGCTGTTCTCGCTGCTTCATTGCTAAGTCGCCGATGCCTTTTAGCTTTTTGAATAGAAATTCCTGTAAGTCGGCCTTCTGTTTGTCCGTTAAAAGTGATGAAGCGTTTGCGTAAGCCTCCTCGATTGCCGCATTTTTGGTATCTCCACGCAGCTTGGCAAAACGCGCTTCAAAATCACTCCTTTCCTTGGCCTGTTTAGCTATAAACTGCTCCAAAGGACGCTGTTGTTTGCTTATTAACAGTCCATCCTTAAGCCGGCGTACAACCTCTCTGGAGGCTGCAATTCGGCGCGCTAGATCGCTCTTGCCCTTACCTTCTCCGCCGCCTTCAGGATCGGGGTCGCCGCCAGTAAAGCCGCCAGGCTTACCGAAGCTGACAGGCGTGCCATCGCCGAACAAATCCGCAACTGAATACTGCTTTATTTTCTCCATTGCAGCAATATCCCGAGTAAACGCTGGGATATCTAGTAGATTTTCGACCCCCTTTTCAAACGCCTTGGCGAGCACCCCTAATGCGGGTGCCGCTACAGCAAGAAACTGAAGTACTGCCTTACCGATATTCAACATCGACTGGAACAGTCGTTTTGTTATGACCCCGATGACTATAGAAGCGTTAACCCAATCAGTAATAAATTGCTTAATGCCCTCCGCATTTTTATTTACAAATTCAAAGAGACCGGTGAGGAAATCTTGGAAACCGGAGCCCACTTTTGCAAAAAATCCGCCGAACAGCTCAGCAGAATTTTCAAGTGCAATTTGTAAACGAATTCCCGCTTTTTCTGGGCCTTCCGCAATCTTTCTTGCGATGCCATCGTATTCCTCGCCTTGCGCTCGCGCAAACCTAACAAACTGCGCAATAGTGACTTCCCCGTCCTTGAACGCCTTAGTCAACTGAGGCAGCGTCATTTTGTTGGCTGCCGCAAACTTGGCCACGGCACCCGGCAAACGTTCACCGATCTGGCCCGACAGTTCTTCAGCGCTGACCTTGCCTTTCGACAGAACCTGGACCGTGGCTCGGATAATTGCGTCTAGATCCTCTTGGCCTTTACCAAAGGCGACGTTTGATGCAATGAGGCCTCTGTAAATACTCTCTGTAGCTTCAAATGTAAGATTATTGGCTCGAGCGGCCGTGGCAATTTGAGCGAGACCCGAAATGGCAGGTTTTAGAGACACGGCGTAGTCAGAACTGACTTGGCGTGCCAAGCCCAGTAGTCGGTTGTATTCCTCTAAACCAGTCGAGGCTTGTGCAAGCGTTGTTTTTGCGAGGTTGATCTCAGCGCTAAATTCAGCAACTCCGCCTAACTGCTGACGAAGCTGAGAAACCTGAGCGCCGAATGCAGCACCTGCAATTGCCCCAGGCGCTCCACCAAGAAGGCCACCGGCCAGACCGCCAATAGCGCCTTCAGGTCCGCCGAAGATTGCGCCAGATAGCATCCCACCCGCACCAGCGGCAAGGTTTCGACCAACGAGGCGCATCCCACCGCCCCTATTCAGCTTGGATAGCTTCTTGTCGACCTTGTCGATTTCGCGGCTTACTTCCCTGTAAGCAGCAGAGGCGGGATTAAGGCTGTTACGGAGCGTTGTCCACGCACTTCTTTGGCTATTAAGGCTGTTAATACTCCCGTTGGACGCGGCAGTTGCGGCCTTGATGTCTCTGGTTACCTGCTTATAGGAGTTGCCCATCGCGTCGATATAGCCCCTGGTACGGGCCATGCCGATGTCGCCTATTTGTTGGTATAGACCACTTATTTCCGAAACCTGGGTCGGAACTTGGCGCGCTCTACGCGCCTCACGCTCGCGCTTACGACGGTTTCTGAGGATGGCCTTTTGAACAGGATCCTGCTGCTCAAACATCCCGAATGTGGGCTGCTGGCCAAGGCGCTCTCGGATTTGCTGCTTGCGTGCGTTTGTGCCAAATGGGTCAGGAACTATGTCGCCGGCAGCGGCTAGTTGAGCCTGTACGCGGTTAATTTCTTGGAGTTTTCTTATGTAGGTGTCGCCGCCGATTGACAGATTCGCTAAGTCTTGACGCAGCTCTTTTAGTCTTTGGCTAAGTGCGGCTGTTGTGTTAGGTAGAGGGGCTAAATTTTGGCCGTAAAATTCAATAAAGTCTTCCCTAGGTGTGAGGGAAGTACCGACTTTGACTTGCTCTAACGCATTTGCTATAACCAGCTGCCGCTCCAGTACGCGATTCAGCGCGGTCTGACGGAGCTCCTGTTCCGCAAGTTTCCCGGTGTAATCGGCGGTGGTTACATTTGTTTCTGCAAGTATCTCAGCCAATGCCCGCATCTGCTGGGCAAATTTTGCTGTCTGCCTCGATGGTGTTTCTTGAGCAATCTGCTTATTTGAACGCTTAGACGCGACCTCGACTTCGTTGTATTGGAGCTCAAGTGAGCGGAGCTCTTTGGTCAGCGCCTTGACATCATTACCTAGCCTTTTATACGCTTTGCCACCAATTTTTGCCTGTTCTTGCAGACCCTTAAAGGCGTCAATCTGCCCTTTAATAAACGCAGTACTTCTATTAGTTTCTTTTCCGTACTTTTTCAGCCCATCACGAAGCTGCTCAATACCTTTATCGGTAACGCCAACGGTCTTCTCAAGTTGCCGAAAAGAGCCCCGCAGCTTGTCGAAGACCTGGCTATTTTCAAGACCCAGCTTGATCTTGAGCTGACTAACGGTCTTACTTGCCATCGGAGCCCTTCTTGCTGAGTTCGCTTAGTGCTGCGGCCTCCATGATCTGAAGGCCCTCAAGCATGTCGCGGCGGTTGTCGACATTGTAGAGGTCAAATAGCCCTCCAGAACTAAGCAGCACCTCGTATTTCAAACCCACGTAACCAGCCATGCTGGTCGTCCACTGGGTCTGCATACGCATGAACATCAGCACGATGTCCCAGTTATCGTCCCAAACTTCAAAGTGCTTGCTGCTTTCATCCTTGGGCGGCTCGGCGGGTAGGACAACGCCAAGTGCTTTGGCATCGTCCTGCGAGTGGTCCTCAACCTCCTTACTCCCGCCGGCCCAGTAGATCGCAGCTTCCCTTAGTTTCCCGCTTTGGCGCCTTCAAAGGTGTCGGTGTAGGCCTTGAGGACTCCGCGGATCCAGTAAGGATCGTCGCTAAGTTCCCGAAGAGCCTCGACAGAAAAAGGTACAGCCTTACCGTTCTCATCGTCGATTCCGTCCCATCCGGTAAGCACAGCCTTCAATAGGTCAAGCTCGCTCTTTTCGCTGAGCTTGAGGAACTCGTTGCGCCCCACACGCTTGAAAATTGCATCGAACGTAGTGGTTTCAAATGTGCCGCCGTCTGCAGGCTCTTCAATGCTTACGGGCCACTTGAAGGTTTTTACCTTTTTGCGAACGAACGCCATAAGTAGGGGTACAAGTTCCTAATTATCTTACAGGCACAAAAAAGGGCCGCATGAGCGGCCCCGAGGTTGGTGTGATTCGGTTCAGCTTAGGTGTAAGCCAAGGAGAACTCGTCGTTTCCTGCAGTGCTGGGCACGCAGGTATAGGGGATGGTCAGCATTGCAATGCCGTCCTGATCGCCGTAGCTGACGTCGCCAATGTCCACGCGAGTAGACGCGAAATCAACGATGTTGCCGGCAACCGTGCCATGGGTGAAGTCCAAATTACCCAGGCTGGAATCGGTCAGAGCAGCAGCGAAGTAATCCTTCGTTGCGATGCTGATTGCTTCCAGGGTGGTAGAGCCAGTAGCGGCGCGGTCAGTAAGCAGCACCTCTTTAGTGCCACCAACCAACTCGCGGTAGACGAGGGAGTTGCCCAGGTCGAAGCTGAAGGACTGGAGCGCACCGGCATAAGAAAGCAGTTGGAAGCTGCTGGTGTTGCCGTTCTTGAAGATCAGCGGGGTGGCCTGGTTTGCGTAGGTCGCGGTAGGCAGAGCGCTGTCGTCAGGAGCGTTGTACACGCCCGTGAAGGTGAAATCGATGGAAGGAATTTCTCCCACAGAGGCGTTGATGGAACAGGTGCCACGGGCACCGGTCACCTTGTGGCGCAGACCATCAATGTTGTAGTAGATGGTGACGCTGTCGAAGCTTGCGCTGACAGGCGCGTAGGTGACGCTGGTGGCGGCAACAATCGTCTCGCTTAAGCCGCAAGCCTGAAGAGCTTTGCCGTAAGCGGGAGCAGTGCCGGCGGTGCCTGAACCAGTCAGCTCAACGCTGAAGGTGCATTCAACGCGGGTATTAGCCAGCAGTTGCTCGGATGCACCGAGGTAGGGGCGGACCAGGTCGCGATTGACAACGTCACTCTGCTGGGGAGTGATGTTCAGATCCCGAACTAGTACGGCGTCGGCCCCGTCGGGAGTCGCGTCCGTCCCGTAGGTCGACTCCGTCTCGATCAGAATCAGGCGTTTCCGCAGTAGCAGAGCCATGAGTGTTTACCTCAGATGGTGTTGGGGGAAGCGTGCGCCGGATTAACTTGCGCTCGCCCGTTTCCGGGTCCAGCAGGTAACTCCCGCCTTCACCACGGTGTTCATCAGTCATGGTAAGTCGAGTGACTTGTTAGACCTAAGTCTAGGGCGCCTGGTTATTGGGTCAGATCAGCAACCTGCGTGCGGTACATCACCTCGTATTCGCAGTAAATCACGCCTGCTGGTTGATCCGCATCAAAGAAATTGAATGTTGTTTGGGCAGGTTGCACGTCGATTGCGTACCCGCCCAGGGTCAGGTCTGCCATCAACTTTGAATGAAGGCTTTCAATGGTTTCATCCGCGGTTGTGTCTGGAACCGACGCACGCACCGCAACACTGATTCGCACCCTTAGCGTCCAGTCCAGCGTAGGAAGACTGGTGTTTTGCGTGGGTGTATCGGTTAGCGGTTCAATGACTAGAGCGGGGGTTTCCGCGCGTGACATCGCGTCAACACGTGACCTGTAAATGCGTGTGCCTACACCAGTTGTGCCGGCCAGTGTCGTAGCGATGGCGCTGAGAATTTGCTCGCGCTTACTGGTCATGATTTCGAGTACAAGGAGCCAAACGGACCAGGGTCAGGTCTTCCATTAACTATGGCTTGCGCACGTCTATAGATATGGCAATCGGTCTTGCCTGCAGCCTCAAGCGCCTCTAGAACCTTTGCCCAATTTTCACGGGTGTGCTTATCCATGTCCGCATTATGGGCGTGGATTTAGCGAATGG